CGGATGTAGCTCGTGGTATCAACGGTGATGAGCAGCTTCTCGTTCACCATGCGCGTCGGGTCCAGCTTCTCGCCAGCCTTGCGACCCTTCACGGTTGCACCGCCAACGCGGTCGCCGCGCCAAGTGTTGGTGCGACCAGCAACGGTCTTGAAGTTCGTCAGGCCGCTTGCGCGAAACAGGGATTCGACTCGGAAGGAACCTTCGATGTCACCCTCGTATGCTTCCAGATGGATGTCGAGGTCTGCATCGGTGCCGCCCCAGTGCGGGCGGGACATGGTTGCGGCGTAATCAGTAGTAGCCATGATGTGTAAGTCCTAGTTGAGAAGTATTAAGCAGCGTTCACGGCAGTGATAGCGTCACTGACGAGTACGATCTGCGCGTCGATTTCTGCGGCGGTGAAGCGGCCCAGCTTGGTAGCGGTAGCGTCGCCTTGGTTGTACTGGCGCAGCATCACCTCAAGTTTCGCGGTCTCGCGATACAGGGTGACGAGTTCGGCGGTGGAGCCGGTGCCGGTTGCAATGGTCATTGTAGTTCCTTAGTTACGGTTGATTAAAGGCCAGACCGCTTGCCGAGACTCCGGCGTGCGAACAGGGCGGTACGAGCTTCCTCGTATCCCGGAGTGTCAGGGCGCAGCTTGATGAGTTCGGCTTGGAAGCTCGCCTTGCTGAGACCTTGGCCTGCGGCAGCACCCGGAGCTGCGTTAAGCAGTGGGGCACCCGCCTGTGGAATCATGCCTGAGCCTTTACCGAACTCAGCCACGATCTTCGCGCCAGCAGTGATTAACCCCTCATTCGTGGAGTTCAACATCTGTGCGACAGTTACGCGCAGCTCTTGCGGGGCGGCAGCGTTGAATGCTGCGGTAGCGGCATCCCAACCAGCCTCGCCGCCAGCAAGGGCGTGCACGGACTTCTCAATGGCAGCGGACTTCGCTACCACGCCTTCAACAATGCCACGGGCAATCTCAGCGAGTTGCTGCGCATTATCTGGGGACTTCTCTTGCAGGTACGCAACGTCGATCAGACGAGCATCCCCATGCGCGAGGGCATTCGCCATGACACGATCAAGGTCAACCCCCTTGCCAACGGTCTGCATGACGGTAGCCATGGAGCGCAGGATGGGGTCCTCGATGCTGGACACGTCGAACGTATTCGCGGAGTCTTGCATCCACGCCGGACGCTCAGTAGCGGCGGGCGCAGCCGGTGGGGTAGCGGCACCGTCAGGGGCCTTGTTGCCCAAGGCAGTCTGCAGCATGGCCACGAGGTTCGCCATGTCTGGCGAGGCCGCAGGCTGTGCAGGCGGCTGCGCAGGCTGTGCACCGGGTTGTGCTGCGGGTTGGCCCTGCGGGACCCAGCCCGGCTGTTGGCCGGGACCAGCAATGGGATTACCGTTAGGTACGCGGGCCGGTTCCCCAGCAGGCGGCACTTGGAATGCCGGTTGGATTGCGGGTTCAGTCGGCGCTGCGTCGGGATTGGTACTCATTGTGTATTAAGCTCCTTGGAGTGTGCTCGCGATCTGTTCGGACTGATCGGCGAGTGTGCTAGCCTGTAGCAGGTTCATCTGTGCGTTCTGCGCTGCGGCCTCTGCGTCGGCATTCGCGGCCTGCTCGTCCTTCGTGAAGAACACTGCACCCGGGTCGATGCTTCGGCCTTCGAGCACCATGTCCACGATGCGCTGCGGATTGATGCGCTTGTCCAGCTGGGTGATCTGAATCACTGCGCCGAGTTCCTGTGCTGCCATGAGCAGGTTCTGGACATCGGAAGACCGGCCCAGCGCTGGGATGCCCGCAGTCACATCAGGTGCGAGTTCTCCAGAGATCAGCCCCGGTAGGGCCATGTCGGATACTTCAGTCAGCAGGATGTGCGCCATGGGGACTTGGATGCCGCCAGACAGCGTGCTGTACACGCCGCCCAAGGCGTACTCTGCCTCCTGCGCATCTCGCTGGAGTTCGTACGCCGTAACTCGTTCTGCGTCGCGGGTTGCCCCTTGATACATGAACGCCTTTGCTAGACGGCCCATAACGCTTTCGAGTTGTGCTTCCACAACTGCCAGCTT